TGAAGGAACGGGAACACGGATCACTCGCAAGAGTTAAAGGTGTAAATTTCCAACTACTTTAGGAGAAACCAAAATGGCACAAGTCACATACCGTGGTGTCGTATATGACACCGACAGGAACAAAGCAAAGCAGACTAACAAGGTCGATCTAACTTACCGTGGTGTAAGACAAGAAAAAGAACTTACAAGTATTAAATGATTGAAACTCTAGAGATTTGTTTGGCATCCGTCATCTTTCTCACAATCATAACTGCTGAAGTTCAATTCCTGTATGGAAAATAAAACGAAGGGGTTGATCCCCTTCTTTTTTTATGCTATCATAAATAAAATGAAAATCTCATGAACAAAGAAAATCTTAAAATTCTCATTAGTGACTTAGAACGTGCAGTATCTGAGTTGAAAGCAGAGGTTTATTCTGATAGAGAATCTTATTTGACTTATGAGAATTATAAGAAACTCGATGAAAAAGATTTAAATTATGGTCACATTTACGAGGATGATGAATGAGAACTAAGTACATTTTAAAAAACCTAAGAAAAGCTCTTCAACAAGATTACCTGTATGATGAAAATGAATTAAAGTATATGAGAGAACAATTGTTTATTTTGGAAAATGAAGTGGAAAAGAATAGAACACAACAATCAAGAGGATTTGGTCAATGACCGTTAATCTGATAAGCATCACACCTGATGCAGAGAAAACGATGGCACATATTGCCAGAGTTTCGAATCCAGACAATCAAGATAATCCAAACTATGCAGGATTGTTGAAGTATTGTATTAAACATAATCATTGGTCTGTGTTTGAGCAATCATCAATGACACTTGAGATTGAAACAACTCGTGCAATCGCAGCACAGATTTTGAGGCATCGTAGTTTTACGTTCCAAGAATTTTCTCAAAGATATGCAAAGAGTAATCAATTAGGTGAGATTGAATTACCAGAGTTGCGTAGACAAGACAAAAAGAATCGTCAAAACAGTATAGATGATCTGGATGCAAAGGTTGTTGATAAACTGAATCGTCAGATGATCACTCTGTTTAGTTCTTCACAAGCATTGTATAATCAGATGATTGAAGAGGGAGTTGCAAAAGAATGTGCTCGTATGGTGCTACCACTTTGCACTCCTACAAAAATCTATATGACAGGTTCTTGTCGTTCTTGGATTCATTATATTAATCTAAGATCAGCACATGGAACACAAAAAGAACACATGGTTATCGCAGAGGCATGCCGAAAGGTATTTACCGAACAGTTTCCATCTGTATCAGAAGCCCTTGAGTGGGTCTAAATAACTTTACATTACTTTATAATTATGGCGACATATCCTGTAGTTAACAATCAAACTGGTGAAAGAAAAGAGATTGTGATGAGTGTGATGGATTGGGATAAATGGACAGAAGACAACCCAGATTGGAGTCGTGATTATTCAGATCCTTCAACTGCACCTGGCATGGGAATTGAATCTGTTGGTGATTGGCAAGATAAATTAAATAAAAAACATCCAAGTTGGAAAGAGGTTATTAAAAAATCAGAAAAATCTGCTGGCATTCGAGGAAGATTAGCAAAGAGAGGTATTGAAACTTAATGGCAAGAAGAAAAAGAGGATCAAGTTCAGAGCAACCAATTGGTGTTGGTTTAACTGCAAAACAAATGAAAAGAAAAAAACCATTAAATAATGGTTATCTTATTGACATTGAACCACTATCAGATAATCAAAAAAAATTATTTGATTTCTATAATGATCAAAAAAATATAGTTGCCTATGGTTGTGCGGGAACTGGTAAAACATTTATTACATTATATAAGGCACTTGCTGATGTTTTAGATGAAAGCACTCCATATGAAAAAATTTACTTAGTAAGATCTCTTGTATCTACAAGAGAAATTGGTTTTTTACCTGGTGATCATGAGGATAAAGCAGACATCTATCAAATACCTTATAAGAACATGGTAAAGTATATGTTTCAGATGCCTTCTGATGCTGACTTTGAAATGCTCTATGGTAATCTAAAAGCACAAGAAACAATTAAGTTTTGGAGCACATCTTTCATTCGTGGAACTACATTGGATAATGCAATCATCATTGTAGATGAATTTCAGAATTTAAATTTTCATGAACTTGATAGTATTATTACTCGTGTTGGTGAAAATACAAAGATTTGTTTCTGTGGTGATGCGAGTCAAACTGACTTAGTAAAAACAAATGATAAAAATGGTATCGTTAATTTTATGAACATCTTGCGTAAAATGCCATCCTTTGGTATAATAGAATTTGATATTAATGACATCGTTCGTTCTGGACTTGTCAAAGAATATCTTTTGTCGAAACTAGAGATAAATTTTGATGTTTAATCATGTAGACTTAGATCTTAAACCAATTCCAAGAGAAACAATAGATGGTATAAGGTATTATAAAATTCCTGATGAAGAGGAACCACTTAAGTTAGTTTCTATTACATCTATTACAAGTCATTTTAACAAACAGATTTTTCTTGATTGGAGAAAAAGAGTTGGGAATGAGGAAGCAGATCGTGTAACAAAAGCTGCCACAACTCGTGGAACAGATATGCATACACTAACTGAGCATTATCTAAAGAATGAGAAGTTACCAAAAGTTCCTCCTATATCTGATTTTTTATTTAAAATATCTAAGAAAGAATTAAGTAGAATCAATGAAATTTATTCTCTAGAAGGTGCCCTATATAGTAAACAACTAGGAATTGCTGGAACTGTCGATTGTATTGCAGAACATGATGGTGAATTAGCAATCATAGATTTTAAAACATCTAAGAAACCGAAACCACGGGAGTGGATTGAGCATTACTTTGTTCAGGCTATGGGGTATGGTTGTATGCTGTATGAGATGAAGAATATAGCAGTTAAAAAATTAGTCATTATTATGGCATGTGAAAATGGAGAATGCGTTGTTTATGAAGAAACTGACAAAACCAAGTATATCAGACTTCTTGGTAGATACATCGACAAATTTGTCAAAGACAAACTGGAGTTTTATGGAACCAAACAAAGAACTTGAAAAAGCAATAGAGAGTAAGTTTCTAACTCCTACTAAATTTTCGATGGAGATAGAGAAGATAGTTGCTGAAGAAAAATTAAATTACATCGATGCAATATGTCAGTATTGTGAGATGAATGACATAGAGATTCAATCTGTAACAAAACTCATTACAAAACCTCTTAAAGAAAGGTTGAAATATGATGCAATTCAGTTAAACTTTATGAAGAAGACTTCTCGTGCTAAACTACCTTTATAATGAAGAGTTTTAAAACAATAGTACCACCAGTTTTGGGTTGGTTACAAGTTGAATTAGATGATGAGGAGATGAGTTATCTTTGGAAACTTATAGAAAATAAAAAAGGTAATACCAAACATAAACTTGCAGGTCAAATAGACTCTAGTTGGAATCTTCATGATGAAGATGATTGGTTTTCAAATAATGTTATAAAGTTTTGCATCAGACAATTTCCTATTCATTTTCAAGAAATAGGAGAAAAAATTCCTACCTCTCATATACATCCTTATCATATTGATCATATGTGGGTTAATTACCAAAAGGAAAATGAATTTAATCCATTGCATCATCACAATGGTATATACAGTTTTGTAATTTGGATGAAAATACCAACAAATTTTGAAGATCAAAAAAAGTTAAAAATTGCATTTGAATCAAATTCTAATTCAATATCAAATTTTTCATTTACTTATAATGATATATTAGGTAATAGTAAAACACATTATTATCCGATGTCTAAAGAAGTGGAAGGAACTATGTTATTCTTTCCTTCACAACTATGTCATCAGGTCTATCCATTTTATAATTGTGATGATGATAGGATATCCATATCAGGAAATATATCTTTAAAAACTAATGAAATAATTGGCAGTCGTGACATCGTTAACAAGACATAAAAACAAAATGAAAAAATCTGAACTTATACATTGGAGACTTCAAGCTATGTTAAGAGAACATAGTTTTCCAGACCTAGCATATTTGGGTGTGAGACCTGACAGCATCGGTATGCCACAACATTGGTATATGATAGGTGATAATGAGGTTCCTTGTGATGCAATTACAGAATTAGAAAGTGAGGAAGTAGATGAAAGTGACACCATTTGAAACTTACCAAACTTATCTTTCAATGAAGAGTCATTTCACAAGTAAAAGGTATGACTTTTTTAAATATGGTGGAAAATCAAGAGCAACGATGACTTCTTTTAATAAAAGAAAAGATAAGTATTGGTTTGAAAAAACATCTAGAAAATACTCTGATCAAGAAATTACTGATTTTTTACTTGCAAACTTTGTAACTACAAATACCCCACAAAACTTATGGATTGGAGAAATTATAAATTCTGGAGAAAGAACGTACGCAGATTGGATGAGACGACAGCAGAGTTTGACTTACTTGTTCAAAGAACAATCAAAAAAATTACTATCGGAAAAAGAATTAGAAGAAGTATTCAATTGTTCGAGGGGTCATCCACCGATACTCAAAAAGTATCTGGGAGGAGAAATAAGTTTAGAAACC